GGGCGTTTTAAGGGCATTAAAATGGTTGGGTGATATGTAGGTATACCAAAGGGGGAGAAAGTTGCTGTAATGGCTTAAAATAGGGGTAAAATGTAGGGGTTAATTTATAGGGGGCAAAAAAAATACCACTATATTAATAGTGGTATAATAGTGCTATTAATTAATAACCCTATAAACACGAAACCCCCCAAATTTGGGGGGTTAGTGTTGGGGGTTAATTGGGTTGCTTATTTGAGCAACTTGTTAACGGCTACGGGTTTCTTTTCCCTTTGCACTGCATCCAATTTCTCGCGTTGCTTGGGGGTGGTCTTTTTCTCCGCGTATTTGCTTTTAATGTGGGCAGTAATTTCCACTAACAAAGCGTTAATTTCCGCGTCGGTGAAGTTGGTTTCACTTGTGCCGTCGGTGAAAAAATTCAATTTCAACTTTCCCTTTTTAATACTCCAATCAGTCGCACGACGCTCGCCACCATCCCGCAAATCGGCAATACTTTCCGCGTCCGCGTCCGCCTCGCCTTTGTGGGTTTCGAAGTTTTTAGCCCATGTGTTTAACGCCTCAATCGAGCGGGCAAAATCTTTGCCGTCCTTTTCCGCCTCATCGCATTTGTCGATAAACTTGTTTACTACATTCTTGGGCAGTTCACCGACCTTGATTAATTTGTAGTAAAACGATTTTTGAAACCCATAAACTAATTTAATCAGTTCGTCCTTTTTGGGCAAGTCCTTTGCGGGCGTTCCGCCATCCTTTAACTTGTTAATTACAGCCTTACAAAAATCCTCAAATTGGGGTTTGGTTTGGGCTAACATTTGAGCAAGTTCAAGCGAGTTCATGAATCTTTGCTTTTCAGCGTCGTTCACTTTGGCGGTCAAACTTTTGATGGCAGTCAAGGCAAGTGCCTTTTTGTTTTGTGGGGTGTTCAACATCGTTGAAACAATGCCCGTGATAGTTTGGTTTTTCATATTTCGTCTTTAAGACAATACAATACTACTACAAAGATTTGACAATTCCTAACTATTTGTGTTTTTTCTTTTGAGTGTCTTCGAAGACACTCGGGCTAAATCGTTGATAGTCAAGGGTTTACGGGGTAGGGGTGGGGTTATGTGGTTCGGACGGACGCGGGAAAAGGGGTGCAACCCCAAGCCCCCAAGCCCAACAAACGCGGGCAAAAAGGGCAAAAATCGGGGCAAAAAAGGGGAAAAGGGGAGGGGGGCTATGCAAAAAAAAGTGACTTTCGGTGGGGGTCGTGTGCGCAAATCGGGTGGTATAACCCCCACAGTGAGATTATCTACCCTTCTAAAAACATTGCTTATATTTGCTCAATCATGATAAAGAAGTTTAACATTGTGTCAAGTCATATTAGTTATGGCAACACGCAGGAGAGTCCCAGTTACGAGATGGGCATTAGTAAGTATGCGCAGATGCGCAAGGATCGGATGAAGGAGCAGAAGATTGAGATGATGAGTGAGGCTTACAAGAGAGCCGAGCGCAGTGAGGATGAGAATGAGATGGGTATCATTATGCCAATCATCAAGCGCGGTTAACGCCATCAACCAACACGTTATGAAGGGGGCTATATGCCCCTTTCGTTGTTTATATACCCACTCAAAGTCGTTGTTTTGGGGTCGATTATCGACCTCAAAGTCAACATAAAAGTCTCCAAAGTCAACATAAAGGTGTCATTTTTCGACATAAGTGCCACGATTTTCAACATAATTTACCTCAAAATCAACATGTTTTTGACATGGATTGGAATTTTCAACATGCCTTATTACTACATAATTACTACAATTGTACAAAACTATGACAATTGCATGTTAAGTTTAACATAGTTTATGTTAAAAATATGTTGAAATTGAAATTTATAAATCATTGAAAATAAAGGAGTTAAGAAGAAATATGTTGAAAATGTTGAAAATGAAACCGAAATGAAATTAAAAAAAAAAGTTGCGCATTAAGAAAAGAGAGAGAGAGATAAGGAAAAATCAACATCAACATTGACATAACCAACATGAGCAACCCCAACCCAAATTTATTTAGGGTTGGTGAGGATCAGATTGCCCATCACAATCCAACCATGTTGCACATACGATGTGAAGATGTATATTTGTGGTATCAAATCAAATCGAATTATATGAATTTAGGTTATTCTCCGAAGGACTTGGCTTTTGACGAAGAGGCACAAGGCAAATTGGTTAGTGGTATCAAGAAACTTTCCAAGGCAGTTAAGAGTACATTGGGGCCTAGTGGCAACACGGTACTGATTGAGTCACCGCATCACACGCATGGCCTTACGGTCACCAAGGATGGTGTAACTGTGGCCAAGTCGATAGACTTGATTGACCCAATTGAGAACTTGGCTGTGAAGATTGTGAAGCAGGCTGCTGACCGCACTGCGACGGAGGCGGGTGATGGTACGACCACGAGTATTGTATTGACGGAGGCTTTGATCCTTAATGGCTTGGACCATTTGAATGCGAACCCCGCTCTCAATCGTACTGAACTGCTGCGCAGTTTGGTGGAGGTGAGTGATTTGGTGGTGGAAAAACTCAAAAAGAGTGGGAAGAAGTTGACGAACTCGATGCTTACGGACGTGGCTACGATTTCTGCCAACAATGATAAGAACATTGGTGGGATCATTGCTAGTGTTTACAAGGAGGTTGGTAAGACTGGTATTGTGACGGTGGAGAGAAGCCAAAGCACGGAGACGTATGCGGAGACTACGCTGGGGTTGAAGATTGACAGGGGGTATTTGAGTCCGTTGTTCATCAATGATCAGAAGAAGGACGAGTGCGTGTACGAGGATGTGATGGTATTGGTGGCTGACATGGAGATCAGCAACATTTTGCAATTGGAGTTGGTATTGAAGCCAATCATTCAAGAGAACAAGAAGATTTTATTGATTGCGCCATGCAATGTGAACGTGGTGAATACGCTGGCTGCGAATGTGATGAAGAACAATCTGAAGATTGTGGCTATTCAGCCGCCAAGTTTTGGGTATAAGCAGCACGAGTTGATGCAGGACATTGCGGTGAGTGTAGGTGCAACCTACTACAGCGAGAAGACCGGCGATGATTTGAGCCTGATCAACTACTCTGACCTAGGCCACGCCGCCAAGGTGATCGTTTCAAGCGACAAGACCATTCTAATCAAGTCCACCGCGCGCTCTAATCAGGCAGCAATCGACGAAAGGGTAGCCCAATTGTGGGACGCACACGCCCAAGCGGCGAAGAAGGCTGACAAGGACTTTCTTTTGGAGCGTATCGCCAGCCTAACAGGTGGTATTGGTGTGATATATGTGGGTGGAAACACCGACTTAGAGCAGAAAGAGTTGTACGACCGTGTCGATGACGCAGTATGTGCGGTACGTTCTGCCCTCGAGGAAGGCATTTTGCCGGGTTCTGGACGCGCTTTGCACCACATTGCTACCCAAGATACCATCTTCGACGCGATCGTGCCTCAAAACGCAGAGAAATTAGCCGCCATTTCCATCATTAAACAATCTCTACAGGCTCCTCTCAACCAAATCCTGACCAATGCTGGCATCAGCACCCACGACGTGTACAGTGGCATCGTTGATTTCAACTTGGGATACAACTTGAAGACGGGTTCACACGGTGATTTGATCAAGATGGGTGTGGTTGACCCGCTGAAGGTGACAAGATGTGCCTTACAGAACGCCATTAGCGTGGCTGTGACGATTCTTTCTACCAATGCAATCGTGACAATGGCACGAGTATACGAACCACAACCATGAAACCCATAGGAAAGTACATAGTCATCTCCAACATTGAGGAGGAGGTAAAGACGGACACGGGTCTGTTGTTGTCGGCAAGGGACGCTGACGAGTTTAGGTACAAGAAAGCCAAGGTAGTGGCTTCAGGAACGGATGTAACCCACATCAAAGAGGGTGATGTGATCCATTACGACAAGGGTCACTCATTCACGATGGTGATCAGTGGGCATCACTACACGATCATACAGGAGCGGGACGTAGTTATTGTCCTCTAGAGCGGCGTATGCGCTCATTGCGCAGGCGTTCGGCTTCTTGGGCTGCGGCAAACTCGGCCTCTTTCTTTTTATTCTCCTTAATTTCCTCGACCATTGAGGCCATGAAGTTCTTGTAGCGGGTCTCAAGGTAGCGCTTACGGCGTTTTTCCATACGTTGGGTGATGGTGGGAAAGCCATCACCATTGAGGATGGCGTAGATGTTGTTGATTACGCGCTGTGTTTTGATGGTCACTTCATAGACATCGCGTTTGGCGTATTTGTTTCCGCTGGGGAGCCTTGTGATCCATCCGCGCTCGCATAGACTTTGCAGGCGCTTGACGTTCCAAGGCATGGTCTTTTCGTATTTCTCGAACTGGTAGTTGCTGAAGTACTTTTCATCGTGGATGTAGAACAGCACGTCAAGATCATCTTGGTTTAGATTATACTTCATCATGGTGTACTTCCGTACGATCCTCCAGTACTTCATGTAGGAATAGTGTGGGGCATTCATTTAATTAAATTTGATTACATTTGTGTACAAAAATACATTAAGTCATGAAACCAAAGAAACCAAACTTTGATCCTTCGTCTCTTCCAAGTGGCAAAGGTATTTCTGCCAAGCCGGCAAAGATGAGAGACTCGTCTCCAAATTTCGTTAATGAAAATAAAATAAAAGAAATTAAAGACGATCGTGGATACAGACAAGAGCGTGTTCAAGATCCAGGAACAAATCCAGGGGGTTCACCTACGATTAAATACATGCCACAAGGTCCATCGGGTAAAGTTGCTATGAGGATTATGACTCCATCAGGGAAATTTGAATATGACAAGCAAGGAAGAGCATGTAATCTACCTTCTTGCGATATGCCTGTGAAGAACGAGCAATTGAGTACCATCATGGACAAGAACAACAAGAACTTGAAAATTGGTAACGCCAAGAAAGTAGAAAAATACATTAAATAAATATACCTATGAAAAAATCACAATCAATGGGCGGATTGCCAAAGGCATCCATGATGAAAGAACCTGCTGCTAAAAAAAGCGCTGGTAAAGTAGTTCCTACAGGCAAAGGTGCAACTGCCAAGTTGATGGCTGGTGCCAAGAAAGCCGCAATGGCCAAGAAAAAAGGTTATTAATCTTTATGGCTAACAAGTCCAAGATGGCGTGCAATCGCCCGGTTCCTTCAGACAGACCGGGTAAGAAGAAGATGGTCAAGGCATGTGCCGGCGGCAAGGAGAAACTCCTGCATTTCGGCGCCGAGGGTTACGGAAATAATTACTCTGCTGCTGCCCGTAAGTCTTTTAAGGCACGCCATTCTTGCGACACTGCTAGTGACAAGTTAACGCCCAGGTATTGGGCGTGTAAGAATTTATGGGCTGGCCCGGGTGGATCAACCACTCCGTCGCCCAAAAGCCGGAAGGGGAAGTACTAATGAAAGACGCTTGCTACAAAAAAGTCAAGGCATCGTACGATGTGTTCCCATCTGCGCGCGCGTCACAGGCGATTGCCAAGTGCAGGAAGGGATCGGGTGCTGTGAACAAAAGCGAAAAGGGTGCAGACCTCAAGCGTTGGCAGGCGGAGAAGTGGGTGGACACGAAGAGTGGCAAGGCGTGTGGTGCGGGTGGTAAGAACGAGTACTGCCGTCCGACAAAGCGCGTATCTGCTCAGACACCGAAGACCAAATCAGAGATCAGTCCTAGCAAGTTAGCGGCGAAGAAGGCCGAGAAGAGCAGGGTTGGTATGGGTAGAAGAGTTTCAAAAGTTTAATTATATTTGCAACATGGACAAAAGCAAAGGATTGGGTGACACCATTGAAAAATTTACCACTGCCACCGGTATTAAGAAGGTGGTAGAAACTGTCTCTGCTGCTACTGGCAAGCCTTGTGGCTGCAAGGAGCGCAAAGATACATTGAACAGAATTTTCCCATACGATAAAGAAAAATAATCATGGCACTCTGTGGTCATTTATGATGTTATTTAAAATTCATATATTTGTACCACAAGACAAAGCATGGCCTGTGTTTATAGACATATAAGACTCGATACCAATATGCCATTTTATGTGGGCATGGGCGAGAATGTTAAGCGCGCGTATTCTTCATCGAAAAGAAATAAAAACTGGCACGAAATAGTCAAGAGCACTTCTTACAAAGTGCAAGTTATTTTCGAAGATTTAGATACCGAAGAGGCTGCTGAGAAAGAAAAGGAATTTATATCCATCTATGGAAGGTTGGATTTAGGTACCGGTACTTTGTGTAATCTAACCAACGGTGGTATTGGAACATTTGGGAGGATCATTCCTGATGTTGAGAAGAAGTCTAGAAGCATTTCTGCAAAGAAAATGTCTGATGAAACGAAAAGAAAAATGTCCGAATCGGCTAAGTTAAAGCAAATAACAAAGAGCCATATGGATAATATTTCTGATGCGAAGTCAATACCAGTCATTGATTTAGAGACAGGTATAAAATTTGTATCTTTGCGTAGAGCCTGTGAGCACTTCAATGAAAGTTATAGGAAGCACAGGGGAAGGCAATACAACAATTCTAAAAAAATAAGATTTAAAAGAATAGACTCATGAGTTATCAGAAACTTCAAGCATATAGGGCTGCCGCTGTAACGCCTAGCAACACAGTGGACATTCCAAGCGTATCTACCCAAGACGGAACGGGCAACAATGGTTGCGTGTTGTACGTTGGTGGAGCCGGAAACCTAAAAGTTACCACTGCTGGTGGTGACGAGGTAACATTTTCTAGCGTATTGGCTGGATCTTTTATCCCTGTACAGGTGGTAAAGGTATGGGCTAGTGGGACTAGCGCAACAAACATCATAGCCCTTTGGTAAGATGATTATCGCCATAGGCATATATGTAGGGCGTGCAATTATTGGCACGTACGTTCCCCCAACCACTTGCTTTGCAAATACTGATTGGGCTATATCCGCTGTGGCATGGAGTTCCGTTGGTACGCCATGGGATAGTTGCTAATTGTTATACATTTAATACATTATATTTGCATTATGGGAACAAGTTTAAGTGGATTACTACCACAGGATACCTATCAAGGTCTCATTAAAGTCGGAGACAATACGGCGATAACAAGTACATTAAAGACTTTGTCTGATGGAGCAGGTAATAACCTGCCAATGCAGGCATCTTCTACTGGTATAAACTTCACTGGAACCACATCTGGATTAGTTTCCGGTGTAAGTGGTGCTATTCAGTTCAGCAACGGCAGTGCGTTTGCAAGTGATGCGGCTAACTTGTTTTGGGATGATACCAATAATAGGTTGGGGATTGGTACGAATGCGCCGACGGCTACAACTCACATTAGAGGAGTTGACCAATTAAGTACAAGTACATCGTTATTGGTTACTGATTCTATTGGAGGACAAATTTTGCGAATACATAATCAAGCAAATAATAGTGCCGTCGTAATGACTACCGCAAAAATTGCCAATTATGAAATTGTTTCGGGAGATGTTTTATATAATACATCTATGCGATTTGTCCCCACAAGCACGGGTTTGGCAATTAACAAAGATTATTCAACCTCCGCCGCAAGTACATTAGTTCACATCAAAGGCAGTGGCTCAACATCCGCCACTACATCGCTTTTGGTGCAGAATAGTGCGGGTAGTACTGCTTTAACTATCAAAGATGATAGAAGCACGTCAATTTTTGCAAGTAGCCAATTTTGTTTATCTAATGATGGTTCTAACACAAGTCAAGGGACTTTAAGATTTTTATTGTTATCAAGCAGCGGTAATGCTTATATTGATGGGTGGAGCGACGGAACATCAAAAGGTCAAAATTATCCAATAGTAATAGGTTCGAGAGTACAGAATGTCGGTTCGGCAATTACGGGGAATACTACTACGGAAAACGGAACGCCTGTAATTTTTGGGTATGAAGTTGCACAGGCTTCCGCATTAGTTACTATTAATTCAACAACTCGTGGATTCCTACCACCGCGAATGACAACAACCCAAAAGAACGCCATCGCCACCCCCACTGCGGGATTGGTAGTTTACGATTCTACAATGAATGCAACATGTGAGTACACCGGTACGGCATGGAGAGTTGTATCTGCTGGGGCGCAAGCGGTAAACGTAACGGGGTTATTGCAGACAGTTTCATTGGCGGATGGTAACGTGGTTAACATCACATTGAATTCTAGTACAACATTTACATTGACAAACCCTGCATTGGGTACATACATTTTAAAACTAACCCAAGGTACAGGAGGAGGATTTTTGGTTATTTGGCCCGGCACAGTGATTTGGTCAGGAGGCACAGCGCCTACATTGACCACAACTGCTGGCAAGGTGGACATTATTACCCTTGTATACGACGGAACAAATTACTACGGAAACTACTCACTGAACTACTAATATGCTAGTACCATTTAGTTTCATGAAAACTGTACCGGTTGTGCCGGTAGCCACGGCCGCAACTGGGGTAGGAGAGACATCGTTTACAGCGAACTGGAACGCCTTTGCAGGCGCTTCCTACTACTTACTGGACGTAAGTACTAGCAGTTCATTCTCATCTTTTGTATTGCAAGATCAAGTTGTTTACACAAATTCATATGCTGTAACTGGGCTAACGTCAAATACGACCTACTACTACAGACTCCGTGCTAGTACTACATATGATACTGACGCGGAAGCATTCTTCACAAGAGTTTCTAGCGCTGGTGGATCGTTAACTACAACTGAACAGCAAGCGGTAAATAGTTTAGTAATTCAAATGAAAGCCAATTCACTTTGGACACCTATGAAAGCCATTTATCCAATGGTGGGTGCAAGTGCGGCGGCGTGTGCGCAAAACTTAAAGAGCAGTTCTTTTACGGGTACTTTTACAAGCGGTTGGACTTTTGCGAGTACGGGGGTAACTCCGAATGGAGCGGCTTATATGGATACAGGGTTGAATATGCTTAATAATTTAACTCAAAATAATTCGCATGTTTCTACTTATTCAAGAACAAACATTGCAAATGCTGGTTCAATGATGGGGGTACACGATGGTTCTTTTGGTAATTCAATAATGTTATATCCAAATATAAGCGGAAATGCTTATGTCAATATGTTTTCAAGTGGTGGTACTAATCTTGTAGGAGTTATAGATACTTTGGGATTAAGAACAGTAAGCAGAATTGTATCTACTGAAATGAATTTTTATAATAGAGCAACAAAAACAGCGTTAACTGTAACATCGGTAACAGGATTAAATAGAAATTTATTTGTAGGTGCAAATAATGTTGCGGGAGCAGGAGCGAATTACGATACCAGACAAAATGCTTGGACTTCTATCGGTGACGGATTGAGCGATACACAAGTAACAAATTTAAACACCGCAGTACAAGCGTTTCAAACCACTTTAAGCCGAAATGTATGATAGGTTACACACTTACACCCGAACAAAAGGATTTGATACAAGGGCAATACTACGCACCTTATCAGTTCTTTAATTGCGTTCAAGATATAAACGGAGTTTGGTTTTTGTTTCTTTCCGATGAAGACAAACCCGAAGTTGAAGCAAGTGAATATGCTTGGGTTTTAGATTTACCCCAAGCCGAGTACGTACCACCACCAGCACCACCATTTCCACCTAGCGCATGATCACAGGATACTCAAATACCATCTCAGTAACAACACTGGCACCGAGCTTTTTGCTGGACTTATACCCATCGGCTGCGGCTGCTTATTCAGTTAGAAAATTAAGGGCTGCCTACACAGGTAGTGCAATTCGTGTTCGTAGGTCAAGCGACAATGCTGAACAGGACATTGGGTTTAGTAGTGGAAACCTTAACACAACTGCATTAACTTCTTTTTGTAGTGGTACAAATGGGTTTGTAACTACTTGGTACGACCAAAGTGGTAATGGAAGAGATGTAACACAATCAACGGCAGCAAGACAGCCACAAATTGTTAGTAGTGGTGCTGTGATTACAACAAACACAAAACCTGCAATGACATTTTCGGGGACTTCTAATTATTTTCAATTTTCTTCAAACTTTGCATCATTTAATAACACAAGTATTTTTAATGTTGTTGCACCGTCGACTTATGGAGGTGCAGCCGAAAACGCTCGTTTTTATGATTTATATGATGGAACTTATCACATACAATATCTTCGCGATTCAGGCACTGCCTTGTTACATACAAAAAATACAGTTTGGCAAAGTGGTTTAAATGCTACACAATATACAACGCAAAATGCACCAACCGCTCAATTTTTAAGCAGTGTATTGGCGTTATCGTCAAGTAATGATTTATATTTTAATAATTCAATACAAGCGAAAACATCATCTTCAAATGTAGGAAGTGCTGGAACGATTGGCGTTATTGGGCAAAGAGCAGATATTTTAAACATTACACAATTTTTGGGTAATTATCAAGAATTAATCGTTTATCAATCAAATCAAAGTACAAATTTGACTGGAATTAACACTAACATTAACACTTACTATGGCATTTATTAACGGCTATCAATACACCACCGAACAAGAAGCAATTAACGCCCGTGAGTTGTGTGATGCTTACTACGGCATCCCCATTGCTCCCGATGATGTAACGCAGAATTGGGTGGACTATCAGTTTGCAGAATTGAACACCCCACAATTTTGGTATATTGTTTTTGATGAATCACTCACGCCAGTTCTTGGAACACCCACAACATTTGAAGTAGTTTATCCCCCATTCCCCCCAACCAATTAATTCTTTATATTTGAACAATGAAAGCAATTCAACTAAATACATTGGTTAACCTCACAAGCGGGTTGACCATCCCATCAGGATCAGTTGTCGTAATCGCCGAAGGATACGCTGATGTTAAATCTCAAAAAGACGGAGTGATCCCTGCGCAAATCGCAACTTTTGTTTACGCAAGTGTTGAAGCATTGGCACAAGGCAAAGCCCCAATCCAAGGAATCCAAGATTTCAATACTACCTTCTCAAACCTTGAGTTGAGTGTTGTGTCTTACGAGACTATCCCAGCAGAATCCTTGTTAGTAAACGCCGTATACGATGCGTTGGTTACTATTTACGGAGCAGAGAATGTAGAGCAGATCACTATCTAACGACCAACAGAGATGGCCGTACCAAAGAAAACTCCATCCCCAGTACCCATTAGTTTTGAACAATTCAAAAAGAACCCGGTGGCTGCCGTTGCTTTTTGTATGCTTGTGGCTGTTAGTTATTTGTATATGGACCTTCGTTCGTCCAATCAAACGCAGATTGACGAGTGTCGCAAAGAAATGGCGGTACTTCGTTCAGAGCAGAAGGAAGCCTACCGCGCACTGAAGACAGCCGACTCGGCCCTGTCAGCAGCAATTACTGAACTCCGTATAATTAATTCAATGAAAAAATTATGAGCCGTTTACTTTTGATATTCTCAGTTCTATTCATAACGGGATATTTGTTTACCGCCTCTTGGGCCACAGAGCCGCCTAAAGATAGCGAAATCGATGCGTTGCTAGCCAAGGTATCAAAGAACATAAACAATGCCTCACAGGCCACCGCAATGGCCAAGGAGGTATCGCAGAAGATGGCAGAAGAAAAGGCCAAGGAGAAGGAGCAACTCAAGCAATCAGTAATTGACGCTGTCGCCAAGGTTGAAAAGATGGAGAAGGTGCAAGAAATGTACGCTGCCAAGATGATTGCCAACGGCATTGACACCACCATCGAGGAGATTAAGATGACCGGTCCCGCATACGATGCTTACTTGAACTATGTTGAAGAGGGCGGCAAAGATGACTTTGAATATTTTAGAATGTACTTATGGCGGCAACAAAAGTAAAAAGCAACACGGC